AGTTATTTCTATTCTAGACAGGAATAGATACAATCCAACAATATTAATAAACAATAGTAATGCTGTAAATGAGTAATCAAAATATTTGTAAAAATTATCCAAAACAACCGATAAAATAGCAATGAGTATTGTGTGATCAAATCTCATTTTTTTATTGATTTACCAAAAAAAAATATTTTTCAAATTAATATTTAAATGCTCTTTTTTAATTATTTAATTTAATTTGTATCCTGAAATATGAGTTTTAGCATAACAATTATTTGCATAATGACCTGTTCTTCCACATCTATAACAAGTATTATAATCTAATTTATGAAAATCAACTAATTCAACATCAATGTCTGAATCATCTGATTCATCTGAATCATCTGATTCATCTGAATCATCTGAATCATCTGAATCCGGCCAAGATTCAAGATCATCTGAGTCATCTGAATCATCTAAATCACACCAACTAACTAATTTAACATTTGGTTTTAATGTAGTTGAATTTGTATATTTACCACCTCTAACATTAGCATAACCATATTTTTTAATATTTTTATCTGTATGTTTTTGTTCTACTTTATTTGCAAAATATCCTGGACATGTATCAATTACTTCACCTTCAATTGGTTTAAATTTTTGTGTTACTTTAGCACCATTTCCACTAAAATGTTGGTCCATTCTTCTATCAATATCTACTGTTTTCCCAATATATTTTTTACCATTTTCCAATTTTAATTTATATATATCTGTTTCTTGATTTATATTTTTTGTATTACCATATTTAGTTTTATACATTGGTGCCCCTGTTTTAGCATAAGCTGTTGGATTATATATAACATCACCCCTTTCTGTATAATAAGTCGGCATGCTTTTTATATTATACAGATTTTTTTACCTTTATATTTAAACATATTTTTTCAAATTAATATTTAAATGCTCTTTTAATTATTTAAAAAAGTAATATAAATAAATATATAATGTATGAGATGGATATTACAAAAACAGATTATAAATGTATTAATGATTAAATTAAATAATCATTTAGATTTAGTTCATTATATATTAGAATTTAATAAAGAGAATACACAAAATATTATAGACTGGTATATAGAAAAAGATTTTTATAATTGGTTAAATTATGATATTCTTACTAGATATAAATTAATATTTATTTTACCTGCATATTTAGATATTATTCATTCACAAAAATTAAATTATTATATAGATAATTATGAAAATTTAAAATTAGGAAAATATAAATATCGTTCTCCAAATGGTTTAAGAAGAAATAAATCATTAACAGAATGTTTTAATAGTAAATGGTGGAAATATACACAAAAAAATTGTTATGAATGGTCATTAATACATTGTTATATTAATACTATGAATTATTTTTGATTATTAGATAAATTTTGCTTTCAATACTTCTATTGGAGTTAATATAATTTTCCATTCTTTTATATCTTTAACATCTTTTTTATTTATATAAATTATTATATCTTCATCTGGAGTTCCTTCTTTAAGTGTAACATTATATCTAATTTTATCAGTAAATGTTAATGTTTTACCAATTACTCCTTCTGGAGGACATACCATACAATATATATCTTTTTTTAATTTGTATATATTAAAATATCCATTAGTAGTTTCAGATGGTCTAATCCATGTAGATTTTGACTTAATATTTTTTCTTTCAGTCCAATAAAACCATAATTTCTCTTTGAAAGAATATTTTGCTTTCCAATCTTTTATAAGATTTCCTTTATCATCATAATCTAATCCAACTTTAGATTTTCTTGATTCTTCTATCGCATTTTTAATATTAATACATTCCAGTGCTGTTGTACTTTTTTTTATAAATTTTTCATATTTTTCTTTTTCTGTTTTAATTTCAATTGCTTCTTTTTCCAATTGTTCTAATTTATTTTTCGCATTTTGGATTGTTTTCAGTTTTTTTGAATATCTACCTTCATACATTTTAAATTTATTTTTCCTGTCTGTTTTTAGTTTTTCTAATGTTTGCTTTTTAAATGATTTAAAAGAAGCAGTATTTCCTACATTTCCAAGTGTATTAAAATCATAATGTTTTATATTTTGACACAACTTTTTTGTAGATAGTCCTCGTGATTCAAGATATTTAATATGTATATTTTTAATATAATCATAATATTCATCTTTTACTTCTTTCGGTTGATCATCTATTCCAAATCCGAAATTAATATTTAAACCAACTGGAATACACTTCAAATTTGGATCATTTCTAATATTATACATTGGTTGTATCAAATTACTTATTTCACGACAACAACAATAAGAACTTCCTCCACCCGCATTTTGATAAATAGTATTCTCAAAACTCCAATATTTTGGTTCTTTTTCAGATAAGCACCCCCCTTTTTCTCTGTGTCCATTTTTTATGTAATAATCATATTTGTCATATACAGTTCTACTATGCGGTCCAATATGAACACTTGTACTTATAATTTTAGGTCGTGTTGTTTTCATATACAAATATTTCCAAATAGCATTATCTTCATCAAATATTTCTTTTAATGTTTTAGAAGTTAGAGTTAGACAACCAACTTCTTTAAATCCAATATATTGTATAATGTAATCAAGATATACTTCATATGGAACATCATTTAATGATTTTTGTACCATTAAATTTGTTTTTATTAAAAAAAATATAATAATATTTCAAATTTATTATAATTTTAAAAAGAGCTCTTAATTAATCGCATCTTTAAATTTTTCCTCTAATCTCTTAAATTTATCAATATTTTTAGACAACTCTTTTTCTTCTTTTTCAACTTCTTTCAATTTATTCTTTACACTTTCTACTTGTGATTTCTTTCTAATTAATTTCTTATCTGCTGATTTTAATTTTTTTTTATTTTCAGTTATTAATTTTCTAATTATTCTCTTTTTAAAATCCTTAAAATCAAGGTAAACACCATCATAATATAATGTTGTTTGATCATAATGATCAAAACAACTACAAGTAGTTATTCCTTTATTTTTTAAATAATCAACATATTTTTGTTTAACTTCAGGTGGATGATTATTTAGATAATAATACTCACCTGCCTGCGCCCAACCATACCAATTATGAGAAAAGCCATATTGTACACTTGGATCATTTCTATCAATAATAGATGTTAATCCTAAAATATTTCTGCGTCTTACTTTATTTATACAACAAGGCGGAGAATGAACACTATCATATAAAATATCAGATTTAGGACTAAGTAATCCCAAAAACATATCTGTTTTGACAAATTCATATCCTTCAGGTGCAGTATCTATATAATTAGTTTTATTAATACGATTATATTCGGTCAAATAAATAATACTACCATTCTTTTTATGTTTAATTCTTCTCGTTAAATAAGGACCAATATGAACACTTTTGTTAACAATTCTCTTTTTTGCTATTTTTAAAAATAACTTTTTCCATACTTCATTTTTACTTAACATAGAATTCAATGTTGGCGAAACCATAGATAATATTCCAATATGTTTAATCTCTAAAATTTGAAGAAAATTTTCAAAATATACTTCATAAGGTATATCATTTAATGATTTTTGTACCATTAGATTGGTTTTGTTAAATAAAAAATTTATCATTATTTCAAATTTATTATAATTTTAAAAAGAGCTCTTTTAATTATTGTTTTATTATTCTATCTATTTTTAATGTATTTTCTCCCTATTCCTGGAGGTCTCCCGAAAGCATCCCACGGCACATCATTGTTTTCTAGCTTGATGGCGGCTTTTGCAATAGCTGCTGCTTTTTCACGAGCAATTTGTGTTATAATACTATGATTCTTTATATTACAACTATTCTCCTTGGTATTAATCTCAATAATAATTTTGTCACCAATCCCCCAACTTGGAGGTATAGTAAAATTATAACAGTTTTTATTATGGAAACACATAAAAGCCCTACCAGGTGCATTTTTTTGACATATCATTTCATATATACATGTATGATATTTCCATTCTTTATATCGACATTGAAGTTGATTTAATGGTCTATTCCAAACAGGATTTGCTGGATTTCCTTCTGTATAATAATACCATTTCATCATTCTAGTACTATATGCCCCTTTCCAATAACGAGGTAACATATCTATATCATCATAATCTAGTCCAATATTAGATCTAATAGCATCCCCTACCGCATTCAAAATTTTGATTCTAAAATCACCCATTTTAGTATTAAAATTTTGAATTGATTCATAATAATAATCATCCCTTCTATCATAATTATCCATTTCTTGAAGCAATGTGTTTTTTTTATTTATCAATGTATTAATTTTTTGTTCAATTTCTCCAATTTCTTTATTTGTGCTGAATTTAATATGTTCAAGGTTTTTCCACTTTTTCTTCTGTTTATTAGAATATTTGTTTATTACTCTGTCTTTAAATGATTTGTATTTAACATCTGTTCCAACATTTCCAAGTGTACTAATATTATAATGATTAATATCTTGACATAGATTTACTGTTGATAATCCATTCTTCTTGTTATATTCAATATGTAACTTTTTAATATCTTCATAATATTCTTTCTGTACTTCTTCTGGTTGTTCTTCAATTTTATCTTTATTTGTATCTCTATTAGCAACTATAATCGGATTAGTACTATTAAAAATGGATACGATTTGGTGTTGGAAACCTTTTCCACAACAACATTTATATGATGTATCACCCTTTTGATGAATAGTTGTATCGTATTTCCAATAACTAAGAGGTACCTTATTTACATCATACCCACCACATGGTCCAATATGAATACTGGTATCTAAAATTTTAAGGCGAGTAGTTTTTACAAATTGTCTCTTCCACATTTCATTTGTATCAAACATTTCAAGAAATTGTTTATTAATCATTAACAAATAACAATGAGTTTTAACATCTATATTCTTTATCATATTATCTAAGCATACATGATATGGAATATCATTTAAAGATACTTGATGGCTACTTGCTGTAGCCATATTATAACTATTTTGTATTAATATTTTTATTTTAAATATTTCAAATTATTTTAAAAATTAATTTATTTTAAAGAGCTCTTTTTTTTTATATAAATTTAATTATATATGGATGAAGAATTTGAAATAATTATGATTACTTTTGAAGATTTTAAAAATGATATTATTAGTAAAAATGATAAAATTAAATCAAAAGATGAATATTGGTGGGCAAATCTAAAAAATGATTTATTATTTTATTCCAATACTCTTCAAGGAGAAAAAAGGGATTTAGTTAATATTTTACTTGCTAATATTATTCAAAAATATATAAATATAATGACTACTAATGCTACTTTAAGTCCAATTGAAAAATTAAAAAGAGTAGATAGACAATCAATTAATTTAGGATTATCAAATCAAGATTTTATAGATTTTTTAAGTGTTCTAATAAAATATGTTAAAACAACTAGTAAATTTATGGAAGATGTTGAAATTCTTAATGTTGAAGCAGTACCTGGGATAGCTCTAAGAGAATCTATAAAGGATCCTATTTCAGCTTTAGAATATTTATCTAGATTAGCTGAATCAAGGGGGAGATTGGATATTAGTATTTTATATAATGATTTTTTTCCTCAATCTTTATTAACACTTGAATTTATAGTAGCAAATGCATATATAGGAAATATGGGAAGATTACAAAACCCTCAATTGGGTTGTTTTGATATAAAACCAGTAAATCCGAATCAAGAAAATAATAAGATAGATGAAAAAGTTGCTAAATTTATAGATTTAGAAAATAAGAAAATGTTTTTAATACAAGAACTGAATAAATTAAATAAAGACATAGCAGATTCAGAATATTTAGTTAATAATTATAAACAAGAAATACAAGAAATAAATTATAGTTATTCTAGGAAGCATACCGGTTCCGACATCGACTTATTTAAAAGAAAAGATAAATTAATAGAAAAAATTAAAGATGAAAATAGTTATACTACAATAGAAAAAAAAAGAATAGAAGAAATGAAAACAGAAGTTAGAGAATTAAATAAAAAAACAAGTATACTTATTCCAGAATATAATAATAAATCAAGAATAGAGGGTGCTTATCTTTCTGTTGAATCAAAGATAACAGATATGATTGATTTGGGGATTGATGGTACAAGTTTAAATAGATTTGGCGATCCTTGGCTTAGCGGTTCTTTATTTGAAATGTTACTTAATATGAAAGAAACATTAGATTCTATATTATATTCATCATTAATATTTTATAGTAGGTTTAATAGTAGTCGGAATGAATTTTATAAAGAATTATTTGATGATTTAAAAACTCGTGAACTGGCGATCCTCGGTATGAATACTCCAGATGATATAGAAACTCCAATAATAGGATATACAGATACTAGAAAAATTAAAGATAAATATTTAGTAAATCAAATAATGTTATATCAAAAATTATTAAGTGCTTTTATAGGTGATTATAAGAGTTTAGAAAAATATAATGAAGATTTAGATGGTAGAAAAGTAAAAGGATTAGATGATGTTAATAAATATGATAAATTAATAGAATTTGTTGTTTGTATAGATAAACATATAAAAGAATTAAAAACACAATTAGAACCAAGCCCAGATAAATTAGAACCATCTACCAGATTAAAATATTTATATCAACCAGGAGAACAAAGATTATTACAAGATAGTAGTGAAGAAATAGAAGATTTAGGGGATATTTATTTGGAAAAGAAGAGACGAGTAACATTAATAGATAATTTAACACGCAGCTTAGCTGATTCAGGAAGGGAATTATTTACAAATTATCCAACACAAATTGGTGATAAAGTAATGTTTCGTGAATATGCGGATAATGGATTAAGAGATTTATATAATAAAATGATGAAAAAAGATATAGATTCAGATTCTTTATCAGATGTATCATCTATATCATCAATGGAATCTGTAGATATAAGTGAATTTGCAAATGAAGCAGATGATTATGGTGGAGGTAAATTAATCGGGGGAGATCCAGATGATGAATATCTAAAAGATCATGGTGTTGGTGTAATTACCAATATAACTAAACGTGATTCTCCAACAAATCCAAATAATTATTGGGCGGAGATATCATATGATTCATTTGATAAAATAAGGGATGAGTCTGGTAAAAGATATATTAAAGTAAAAAAAATAGCCGAAAGACCTATTACAGAATTAGTAAAAATAGATAGTATAAAAATAGGAGCAACGGTTGATTATAATAATTGGAAAATTGATAAATATTTTATTGATTTAAATAGAGAATTTCCATTTTTAATAAATAATGATATAGTCTATAAATTTGATAAATTATATCCGTGGCCGTGTGAACCAGAATGTAAGAATACATCAATCGGGTGTATGGATTATTGGGATAGTAAAAAACATATGGATAAAGCAGTTGAACAAATTAAACAGATTTATAATATACCACATACAGAAAGAAAAAAAATATTAACAGAAGCAATAGATAGAATTTATACTAGAGAGAGTTTTAGTGATCTATGGCGTGATAGTATGCTTGAATTATTAGAAGTTGAAGGGAAAGAAGAAGAAGTTGTAATTGAACTATATTTATCTGATAAAAGATTAGTTGATATGTTATCATTTGGTTTACCAGGATTAAAAGATACTATAGTTAAGAGTGATATATTAAATATATTAGATTTAACAGATTTTACAGTTGGGGGTGAGGGTGAGCTAGTTGATATTTATATTCCACCCGAACCATTTAATACACTCAATTATGGTATAGCATATATTAAAATTAAACCATCCGATGATGATGATATAAAGAGTATTATAATTCAAAGATTAGTTAGACATTTACATTTTTTTAAAAGAAAGACAGATTTATTAAATGACCGTAAAGAACTCCAAACAGAAATGAAAAAAATAGAAGATATAAAAAATGATATGATATCAGCTATGGAAACAGGGGAGCCAACCCAATATATTAAGAATCCTTATAGAAAAAATAAAGATATATATAATGAACAATTAGAAAAATTAGGATTAGGAGATATATTTGAAAGAATAGAAAGGGAACAAACAGCATTTAAAGATAAAGAATATAAAATGTTACAATTAGCTAAAGAAAAAGCAAAAACATTTCAACGAGATAAAGATAAACAAGAATTATCTTTAGCACCTGAATATAGAAAATGGATTAAAAATTTAAAGAAAATAGATGATAAGGGATTAACAGTTGATGTAGGTGCATATGATCTTGATCCAGGTGCTACTCCAGAAGAAATATTATATGAAGAACCAGAAAATATAGCTATGAATAGAATGAGACCACAACCAACAGAAGCAGAAGAAGACTGGTTTTCAAGATTGGGTATTACAAAAGATGAAGCTTTAGAGAATAGAAGAAAGGTATTTAGTTTATTAGAAGATAGATATAGACCACTTACTTCTAGATTTATTGGTAGACAAGATTTAAGAAGAGATATACTAAGTCGTCGTTCAAATTCAGATGAAGGATTAGGAGAACAAATTGAACGCAGAAGAAGAATGGAAGAATTAACAAATAGAATTGATAGAGAAAGGGAGAACAGAATAAGGGATATAGAAACACAAATTAGATTACAGGGTAGAGTATCTTCTGAATCAGAGGAAGACCCGTATGGTTTAGAAAATATGTTTAATTTGGATACTATTTAATTAATTATATATATTTATAAATTAAGATAAATTAAATAAATTAAGATAAATTTAAATTATTTAATTTATTTTCTGTTCTTTTTATATAATGGGATTACTCCATATGACACAAAAAATATTGAACGATTTAAACAATAAAAAACCACAGAAACAAAAATCACCTAAATTAAAACCTCAAAAAGTGGATGAAAAATTATCTCCAAGAATGAATAGAATAAGATCAATGGATAATTTTATGAAATTTCAATGGTCATGGACATTATAAAAACAAAAACATTAAAAATATTATAAATAATTTTAAATTTTTATATTTGTTTTTATATAAATGGTATTTGATTTAACAATTGGTTCAAGAGCTCAAGTAATGAATGGAACAGCTGAAAAAACAAGTGGTGGATTAAAAAAAAAAGATTTAAAATATAATAAACAGGGAAGAATTGTATCTGCTAAAAAAAGTAGATCAGCTAAAAAAGAGCAAAGATTAAAAAAAGCTGGATGGACACATAAAAAAGGTGAATTTGGAGCAATTAAAGTAGAACAAAAAAGCCCTAAAAAAAGAAGTTCTAAAAAAAAGGGTTCTAAAAAAAAGAAAAAATAATTATTATAAATAATTGAAATAATTATATTAGATATAATATATTATGGATAAAGAAAATTCTATTAAAGATTTATTTAAACCAAATAAATGTTCTCCAATTATAGCTTATTTTTTAATTATATTAATATCAATTGTTATGATAATAAATGCAAAAGAAACATCTAAAAAATTACAAGATAATTATAAAATATTGAATGTATTTAAATTATTTACTTATTCTGAATTAGTATTTTTATTAGTATTAGGTATTTTACTATTTGGATTATGTCAACACGGTCATGAAACTATAGCTTGGATAGCATTATTATTTCCTTTATTAGGATATTTAATTAAGAATATAATTGTATTCATTAGTTTATATACAATTCAAAAAAGTGAACCACCACAAGAAAAAATAGATAGTATTGATAAAAATGAAAGTTCACAAGAAACACAAATAACAGATTTACCTGTTACACTCCCTCCTAGTAATAGTGTAATGGAAAGTCAAAAACAGATGCTTAAATTTAATCAAGCATTACATAATAATGCATTACAAAATTTAGTTAATCGGGATCAAAATAATGAAATGAATCCTCCATTAGATAATGGATTTGGTAATATGGGGGATCCAATGCCAATTCCAAGTAATTTTTAACCTTTAATACACTCTTGATAAAAATATATAGGAATTCTACAAGCTGTTAAAAATCCATTATATAATAAATCAATATTTATTAATTCTCTACTATTTAATCGTCTATTTTCTAAGTATAATAATGTATTATTTTGGATACAATTATTATATCTATGTATTAAATTATCATTTTGTTGAGTTAAATTATAATATGATGTAGAATAAATAAATAATAAACTACTTATTAAAAATAACATATATTTTTGGAATTTAATAAGTACTAAATATTTTTTTATAATAGCTTGAAAATCATTTGTTATAGCTTGTAAATTATTTTCATTATTTTCATTATTTTCACCATTATTAATTATTATTATTCTATTTTTATTATTTTTATAATCAAAATAATTAATATTATTTCTACAAGTAGGACAAGAATTTTCACCTCTATTAAACCAAGTATCTAAACAAGATTTACAAAATTTATGATTACAATCTGTTTTACATATAGAATCAATTGATATATCAGACATACAAATTGGACATTTATAAGTATTTGTATTTACTTGATTATTATTAACTACAATTATTTCTTCCATTATAAAAATATATATATTTAAAATTAATATTAAAAATAATATTAAGAATTGAATAATATGAAAGTATTATCTTTTGATATTGGTATTAAAAATTTATCATATTGCATTGTTTGTAAAGATACTCAAAAAATACATGATTGGGGAATTATAAATATTTCCTGTAATAAAGAATGTGAACATATTAACACTAAAAATAATAAATGCGATAAAAAAGCATCATTTATAAATGATGGAGTTTTATTATGTAGTCAACATTCTAAAAATAAAAAATATACTTGCGTTAAAAAATATAAAAATAATCAAAATACTATTTTTAATATTGGAATATTATTATTAAAAAAAATTAAAGAAAAAGAATTTAATAAGTTTGATATAGAAGATGTATTATTAGAAAATCAACCTTGTTTAAAAAATCCTACAATGAAATCAATACAAATGATATTATATAGCCATTTTTTAAGTGAATTAATTGATAAAAATATTATTAAAAAAGTAGAATTAATTAATGCTCGAAATAAATTAAAAGCATATAAAGGAACTCCAATCAAATGTGATATTAAAGATAAATATAAAAAAACAAAATATTTAGCTATTAAATATTGCGAAAAAATGATATCAGAAGATGAACAAATATATATAGATTTATTTAATGATTCTAAAAAACAAGATGATTTATCTGATAGTTATTTACAAGCAATTTATTTTATAAATTTATAAAATTATATATATATATATATATATATATAATGTCTTCTAATAATTCTATTAATTCATC